TTACTTTGGTGCGTGTGTGACATGCGTTTCACTTGCACGTAAGGGGCTTGTTCGTGTATACTATGATAACATGTCGTTTGGTAGAGACCAAGGCGATAAAGTACTTGTGGAGAGACTATGAAAACTTATGATACATTCGAGACCGTTTATGACATGTCGCCGTGTAGAAAACGTCCTATTGTAATATATGCTAAAAAAATTGACGAAGATTTTCGTGTGAATACTTTAGAAGGTAATTACAAGCAAGGCAAAGCTGGTGATTATCTTATGCAAGGTATTGACGGAGAACTTTATATTTGTGATGGTCCTATTTTTGAAAAGACTTACGATTTCGTATGAACATATTCTATCTGAATCACGAACCAAAAATCTGTGCTGAAATGCACTTAGATAAACACGTTGTCAAAATGATTATTGAGTATGCACAACTCATGTCTACCGCACACCGTGTTCTTGATGGTGACAAATTCATAGATAAGACTGCGAACAATCGTAACATTCAACGTTGGCGCATGAAAAACGAAATCATTGAATATGGCTTAATGAAAGCATCACACGTTAATCACCCGTCAAACATATGGGTTCGTGCAAGCAAACAGAACTACATGTGGCTGTATCAGATGTGGACTCATCTATTGGCTGAGTATACACATCGATATGGCAAGCATCATGCATGTGAAAAATATGCAAAGTATCTTTGTGTGCCTCCAGAGAACATTGCTGACATTCCATTCACCGAACCTACGCCTGCGATGCCGGATATATACAAAGTGACAAATGATTCTATTCGCTCGTATCAAAACTACTATATACATGATAAGGCGAGATTCGCTAATTGGAAAAACAGAGAAACACCAGAGTGGTTCTTATACGGAGTAAAGAATGCCAACATACAACTTTCGCCATCGTGAGACAGGCGAAATAATTGAGAAACTTTTTAAAATTGCTGATAGAGAGGAATTCTTAGAACAAAATCCTCACTATGAATCTGTTATGCTAGGCGCCCCATCATTAGGCGATCCTGTTAGATTGGGCTTACGAAAGCCAGACAATGGATTTAGAGAAGTCCTTGCCAAAGCTAAAGAAGCACATCCAAGAGGCGATGTTAATACATTCTAATGATGGCGACACATAAAAATACTACAACATCAAAAAGGGCACCCATGGCAAGAAAACCTGCTGTAGCTAAAACAGCAAATACCGAACCAGAATTTCAACACCCCCCTAGGACAAAAGCAGTCAATAACACACTCAGACTCAGACTAGATGATTTAAAAACTTTTGATCCGTTAACAGACAATCAAAAACTTTTCTTTGATGCATACAAACGTGGTGACTATTTCGTAGCACTTCATGGCGTAGCAGGCACAGGTAAAACATTCTGTGCGCTATACAAAGCAATCGAAGAGGTGATGGACAAATCAAATCCATTTGATAAAATTATTGTAGTACGTTCTGCTGTTCAATCTAGAGAGATCGGACATTTGCCAGGTGACGTAAATGAGAAAATGGAAATCTATCAACAACCATATCGTCAAATTTGCGACACACTTTTTGGTCGCAAAGATGCATGGGATAGATTAGAAGAACAAGGACACATTGAATTTATCTCTACATCATTCATTCGTGGTATGTCATTTGATGACGCTATCATTATTGTTGATGAAATGCAAAACATGACATTCGAAGAGATAGATACAGTTATGACAAGGGTTGGCTATCGCTCTAAGATTATTTGGTGTGGAGACTATCGCCAAACTGACTTGAATAAAAAGAAGAATGATGTATCAGGTATTCTGAAATTCTTTGACATTGCATATCACATGAATGCATTTACAAAGATTGAATTTACTGTAGATGATATCGTTCGTTCTTCATTGGTAAAAGATTATATTTTAGCGAAACTACAACATGAAGACGGAACCTCTAATAACTAATGCTGGCTTAGGAGATATAAACTTAAGCACATTGAATTCGAAATACCTAGCACTAGAAACTGTTAGAACTGATAACGCACACGTTAAAGAATTTCTGCGTAATTTTCAAAGTGAATTTTGGCAAGCACATAAAATCAAAATTCATCATTCTGTTAAAGTTACCAAAGAACACCTTGTGCGTGATCGTGTTATTGTCTTCATCTACAAAAAACAAAATTTTACATCTATCAATGATGTTCTTAAACTTGTTCGCAAATATGACTTTCCAGAAAAATATGTTCTTAGATTAATGTCGGAATATAAAAATTGTAGTTGTATCATGTTTGCTATTGAAGCAGATGGTGATGTGGCGAAGTACAAAGTCTATTGTGAAATTCCTTTTCAGAATTTTGGATTTGGATTTAAATGGGTTAAGTCTAAATCTGTAGTTACTAGATATGATTTGAAACCAGCAAGTGAATACAAAGCATTGATTGATGCAAGTGGTTTTAGTTTGTATCCAGAATTTTTAGAGAAGACTAGGATTACCAGAGCGGCATCAGTAAAAGATGAGAACACCAGTAAACGTGGATTTGAACTTGAGTTTGACTCTCTATATTTAAAAGACATATCGAGGGATGTATCGAACTTGACACACATGAAAATATATGATAAACTAAAAGACTTAGCTAATCTTCCTATAATACATTTTAGTGGGGGTCTCGAAAGTAACGGAGATAAATACTTTAATCTATATTTTGTGGTACTATAAAAATGAACTTTAAACATGTTGGTTGTGATATTGATTATGACCTAGAAACAGAAACAATCAATGGTAAGCGATTCTACAAGACGCCTGAAGGCAATCTATATCCTTCTGTAACCACCATCACATCTCAACATGGCAAAGATAAAATCCTTGAATGGAGAAAACGTGTAGGCGAAGAAGAAGCCAATCGTATCTCAACTAAAGCATCCAGCCGTGGTACTAGAGTACACAAGATTTGCGAAAACTATTTGAACAATGAAGAAGACTTTGCACGTAAGACGATGCCAGATTCTGTTGCTATGTTCAAGTCTTTACAACATCTATTGGATGAACATGTAAACAACATTCATGCACTAGAGATTCCTTTGTATTCCCATCACCTGAGAGTTGCGGGTAGAGTTGACTGTATTGCAGAATATGATGGCAAGTTATCCATCATCGACTTTAAGACTTCAAGCAAGTTAAAAGAAGAGGGTTGGATTAAAGGATACTTTATGCAATGCTCTGCGTATGCAGTGATGTATGAAGAGAGGACTGGAATACCTGTATCACAAATTGTAATTATGATTGCTGTTGATTCTGAACATCCACAAGTGTTCATTAAGAAACGTAATGACTACATCAAAGATTTTATTTCTTATCGTGAGGCATATGACAACATCGATTAAAAACATTAAACATGAAATAGATACATCTGGCACTTGTTGTCCAATACCTATGATATCAACCATTAAAACTTTAAACAGATTAGAGCATGGCGATATCATTAAGGTACTTGCTACCGATCATGGATTTCTTAATGATATCAGAGTTTTAGAAGAGAGTGGTAAATGCATTATAATTGAATCTGGTGAGACTGATGATTTTGATTATGCGATTTTACAGAAAACATAAATAATGAGTATTGCTGTATGAAGCAAAGAGAAACAGGTTCTGGACGGGGGTGCGAATCCCCCCACCTCCACCAAAAGTATTCTAAACTGGACGCAGGATCAGAGAAGGTTGAAAGTGGATTGATCGCCACAAGTATGCTGGAGATTAAGAATGCTTTTGATGGGGGTGCATAGTTTCGACAGGGCAAAGAGTAACAGAGTGGACAGCACATCAGCAACGATGTAAAAAGAAGAAAACAAAGTAAACGCAAACGACTCACGTTTCGCATTGGCAGCCTAAACGCTGACTAGGGTTTCGACAGGTTTCCTCGTAACAGAATAACCTGTCACTATTTTATGGAGTAAACAATGAAAATAATCGATTCGACAAAAATTCCTGATGTTAAAATCATCAGCCTTCCCGTCTATAAAGACAATCGTGGTTTCTTTACTGAAACATTCAGACCAGAAGTTGAAGACGCACTTGGCGTAAAATTTCTTCAAGACAATCAATCCGCATCACGAAAATATGTTCTAAGGGGTATCCATTTTCAATGGGATAAACCAATGGGCAAATTGGTTCGTGTTAGCCATGGGCATGGACTTGATGTTGCCATTGACTTACGAAAAGACTCTGCAACATATGGACAGTATCATGCAGAATTTCTAGGACCAGACACCAACAATCAATTGTGGGTGCCAGCTGGTTTTGGACATGCATTCATTGCGTTAGAAGAAAATACACATCTAATGTATAAATGCACAGCAGTACACAATCCCAAAGCAGAAGCCGCAATCAATCCATTCGACAAAGATTTAAATGTTGATTGGGATCAAGTTGTGGAAAACATTGAAGATATCATTCTATCAGACAAAGACAGAACCGCAGGTTCTTTCGCAGATTATAAACTAAACCCAAAATTCTAATTATGAAAAATATTCTTATTGTTGGTGGTGCAGGCTACATTGGCACACGACTCTCTAATCACTTGTTTGATTTGGGATATAAAGTACATGTGATTGACAACTTTTGGTTTGGTGATAAACTGAACCCAAGCATTTCAAAAGAAAAGAAAAGCCTTTGGGATATCAAGCCAGCAGAGTTGACTTCATATGATGCAGTTATGTTTCTTGCTGGATTGTCTAATGATCCAATGGCGATGTTCAGACCAGACTTAAACTTCATTGAGAATTCTTCTGCACCAATGTATCTTGCATTCATTGCTAAAGAAGCTGGAGTGAAACGTTTTGTGTGTGCAAGTTCGTGTAGCGTATATGGCTTTACAAAGAACAAGACGTTGAACGAAAGCAGTTTAGTTAAGCCTGCTTATGCATATGGTATTTCTAAACTACAATGCGAACGTGGCTTAGAGACATTAGAAGATGATAACTTTAAACCAATTATATTCCGTAAAGGTACAGTTGGTGGATGGTCACCAAAGATGCGATATGACTTAGTTGTGAACACTATGTTGAAGAGTGCATTCACTACACAAAAAATTGTAGTTAACAATCCAAAGATTTGGCGCCCATTGATAGATATTCGTGATGTGATTCAAGGATATCAAAAAGCATTAGAAGCAGACTTGAATGTGTCTGGTGTTTATAATCTCTCTGGCGGCAATATGACTATTGGACAATTGGGTGAAGCAATCTATGGGGAGTTGAGAAATAGGGGATATGTGGTTGACTTAGTTATCAATGAAAACAATGACGTTCGTAACTACAAAGTTACCACAGAAAAAATTGAAGATGAGTTAGGATTCAAGTCACAGTTTACCCCTCTAGATTCATTGGCTGAAATACTTGACAATATGGATCCATTGAGTTATAATTTTGACAGTGATGAGTATTCTAACATAACGACATTTCAGAAAGTTTTAGGCAAATGAAAATACTATTAACTGGTGGGTCAGGACTTCTCGGTAGAAATTTAATTTCGCATTTAAATGAACATGAAATCATTGCGCCTAGTAGTAGTGAGTTAGACGTTACCGATGCTTTGTCTTTCATACCATTTAAGTGTGATTTGGTTATTCATTGTGCGGCGATTGCTAAGTTTGGTGATGCAGAAAAAGACCCACTTGGAACAATAGATACAAACATTCAAGGCACATGCAACGCATTGAGACATGCGATGACTCAAAATGCTAGATTTGTTTTCATATCATCATCACACGTATTTGATGGACAAAAAGGAAATTATGAACACACAGATTTGCCTAATCCACTAACACGATATGCAAAGTCTAAAGTTGCCGGTGAGATGGCGGCTTTAATTTATGAGAAGTCTTTAGTCATACGCACAGAATTTTGTGATGTTGACTTTCCATTTGATACTGCATTCACAGATAAGTATTCATCTAAAGAGTACATAGATATCATTGCACCTAAAATTGCAGAGAAATGTTTAAGCGAACAGACAGGAATTTGTCACGTTGGTGGACCTAGACGTTCGTTCTATGAATTTGGTCAATTGAGAAATCCAAATGTGAAACCTGGATCAGTTGAGAATTTTGCAAAGACAAGTATAGTGCCTATATTGATAGATACAAGTTTAATTGAGAATTGAGGAATAATTTATAATGACTGCAACAGTAATCTCGCACATTTTTAATGAAGAATACATTCTACCTTGGTGGCTAGAACATCACAAGAAAATTTTCGATCATGGTATCATTATCGACTATGCATCTACGGATCGATCTCTTGAAATAATTAAAGAGATTTGTCCCACATGGAAAGTTGTACAATCTAAGAATGCGGAATTCAATGCTAGACTTGTTGACATTGAAGTGTTAGAACATGAACGTAATATTGAAGGCTGGCGCATTTGTTTGAACGTCACAGAATTTTTAGTTGGTGATTACAAAAAGTTCTTAGTTGATGTTATTCGTCCCACACAACATTTAATTCCTACAATTACATTTTGGGATTGGAATCCTAATGACGAATTAGATAAAACTAAACTTCTGTGGGAACAAAAGAAACAAGGCATTCATTATAAGACAGACTTCATGGCTCGCCGTGCTAGAAGTCTGCACAACGTAAAGACAATGCAGTATGATGTTGGGCGTCATTTTGCTTCATTCAACAATGAAGAGATGATGATCTTTCATTATGCAAATTGTATTGCTAGTAAAGGTATGCTTGATAGAAGATTGCAGATTCAAACTAGAGTGCCAGAACACGATAGAATTCGTGGATGGGGAAGTCATCACTATCATGGACCAAATGGTGTAATGACTGTCGAAACTTTAAAAGAATTGTGGAGTAAAGATTTATCTAAAGTGACTGATTGTAGCGAAGACATTATTCGATACACTAAAGAGCCAGACGAAACATATTCATTAGATTTAGGATGCGGTGAGTATCCTAAGAACCCGTTCAATGCAAAACATCTATATGGTATTGATGTGAGAGATGACACGAAGAATAAAATCACAAGAGCAGATTTAGTGATTGAACCAATTCCCTTCATTGATAATTTCTTTGATTACGTGACTGCACACGATTTCATTGAACACATTCCTAGATTAATGTATAACCCAACTCGTAGATATCCGTTCGTAGAATTGATGAGTGAGATTTGGCGAGTACTAAAAGTCGGAGGAAAATTCTATTCTAAGACTCCTGCATTTCCTCATGCGGCAGCCTTTTGGGATCCGACACATGTAAATATAATCACAGAACAAACATTTCCATTCTATTTTGATAATGAAAAGATGTGGGCTAAAGAAGTTTATGGCTTCAAAGGTCAATTCAGAATCGAAAATCAGACATGGGATGGACCACATTTATTAAGCACATTAGTTAAGTGCTAAATAAAAGACCCACTAAACACTTGTGGGCTAAAAACGAAAGGAAAAAATATGAAAGCACTATTAACGGCTGTAATATTTATATTAACTTTATGTTCTACACATGCATCGGCAACATTGCCAACACTGAAAGAAATATCAGAATCATCATCAGCACCAAAAAATTCTAGTAGATCAGACCTTTACTGGATGGCAATGAACATCTATCACGAAGCTGGCAATCAACCTCTTATTGGAAAGATTGCAGTCGGCATCGTAACTATGAATAGACTGAATGATAAAAGATATCCAAAAAACATTCGTGACGTAGTAACTGATCCATATCAATTTTCTTGGTACAATAGCAAAAGTGCAAACACTCCGCCACCAAGCAACAATCGATGGAAAGAATCATACGAAGTAGCTAAAATGCTATTGACAAAGACAATCAGTAGTGATATAATTAAACTCTTAGAGGGTGCAACACACTTTCATGCAACAAGTGTTAAGCCAGACTGGATTAACAAAGTGCATAAGGTTGCACAGATCGAAGGACATATCTTTTATCGTTTACCATAGGAAATTACATCATGAGTATTATGAAGAAAAAAATTGAAATGAAAACGTATCAGCGTAAGAATGGTTATCCATTGTCTTACTATGCGACTGAAGCCGATGTAACTAACCCTAAGTTTCGTACTGCTAAACCAGCAGTTACTCCAACACAATTCGGGCATTTTCGAAATGGTCGAATCACATCGGTGCGTTTCCATGAATCTTAAAATTCTGACTCAGAAAGAATTTGAAGCAGAAATTAAACAGATTCAGCGTGATAAGTTTCCAATCACAATGATTGATGCTATCTTAGAATACTGCACAATCAAAAATGTTGAAGTTGAGACTGCGGCATCTTTAATTACACCTCGCATGAAATCTACTATTGAAGGCGAAGCAATGAAATTAAAGATGATCGCACCAAAAGCTAGATTACCTATTGAGGTCGAAGACTGATGAAGATGGATGCTATAGACGCATACAAAGTTTATTTGGGAGTTAAAAATCACTTCACGCAAGATAGCTACGATTGGTTTAAATACAACAAGAAAGTCAATGTCACATACGATTCTTTTTTGAAACGTAAAGACAAAATCTTTTTTGCTAAACTCGGTAATCGTAAAGATGCTTACTTAGAAGAATTTTTAGTTTCTAATTTTCTGTACGACACAAAAATGTGGGTCGGTGAACTTCTGTCTGAAGAGTGTGAAGAACGCTACAAAGAATGGAAACGTAGGCAAGAATCTTTGACGTATGTATTTAAAAATGAGATGGATTTTATCTCTGGTTGGAAGCCAGATGAATTGAATGAATTTTTTAATGCGAAAGGTGGAGATCATCCACCAATCATAAAGAAATATTTAAGGAAAGAAATCAGTCTGGAGACATTAGCAATATTGAATTCACTATTGCAATTTGTCAAAAGGTATGATACAATGATACATGATCCAATCTACAAAGAGGTAAGCAAGTTATGCAAAAAGTACCAGCCCTTTTTAAATTACGATACGGCACGGATGAAAAAGTCACTCAGAGAGTTAGTGGTGACGTAGTGGCAGTAATGCGTAAACCTAGTAAGGTTTGCCGACTATTGACACAAAAAGAGAATTGTGATAGACTATATACTATAGTAGATTATGATAAAAGTGGACAAGCAAAACATACATTCAATACTTAACATACAAGGAATATACTAATATGGCATCATCATCATTTGCAGATTTGAAAAAGTCACGCACCAAAGATTTGGAAAAACTCACAGACGCAGTTTCCAAACTCACAAACAAAGAAGAAGGTAAGAAGTCTTATGAAGACACCCGATTCTGGAAACCCACAGTAGACAAAGCAGGTAACGGTTTCGCAACGATCCGTTTTCTTCCCGCACCCTCAGGCGAAGATGTACCTTGGGTTCAAGTTTTCAATCATTCATTCCAAGGTCCTGGTGGATGGTACATTGAAAATTCGTTGACTACACTCAACAAGAAAGACCCTGTGTCTGAACACAATAGCATCCTTTGGAACTCTGGTTCTGATGCTAACAAAGATATTGCACGTAAGCAAAAGCGTAAGTTGCAGTATATCGCAAACATCTATGTTATCAAGGATCCTGCAAATCCTGATAATGACGGAACAGTTAAATTGTTCAAATTCGGTAAGAAGATTTTTGACAAGTTGAATGACTTGATGAATCCTGAGTTTGAAGATGAAACTCCTGTCAACCCATTCGACCTTTGGGAAGGTGCGAACTTCAAGTTGAAGATTCGTAAAGTTGAAGGTTATCAGAACTATGATAAGTCTGAATTTGAATCACCAGCGCCATTGTCTGGTGATGAAGATGACTTGGAACGCATCTGGAAACAAGAACACAGTTTGTCTGAATTCTTAAGCGAAAAGAACTTCAAGTCTTATGACGAATTGAAAGCACGTTTGAACAAAGTGCTTGGTCTTGAAGATGGTTCTGCTGGAGATAATTATTACTCTACTAAACCTAATGTGCCAGTTACTGCTTCAACAGCAAAACCTGCGCCAGCACCTGCTAAGAAACCTACAGTTGCAGACTCAGTTGATGATGACGATGAAGATTTGAGTTATTTTGAGAAGTTGGCTGAAGATTAATATTTCGTAATCTCCTTTGTGACTTTGGGGAAGCAGTAAAATGCTTCCCCTTTTTTTATGTCACGTTCGAAGTTGCTCCTCTAATAGGATCAACAACAGTACTAAGGCTGTTATAATAATTTGTGACAGCAGAGTTATC